ATGACCGACTTTGAAGTCATCAAAAACCAGTTTGAGTCACGCGCTAAGTGCCGTCATGGCAACTCGCCAAAGATCAATCACGACGGCTGCACCTGGATTGAATGCAAGCCAGAAGGCTGCAAGTGCATGACAGCAGATGGAGATGGCATTCCACTTAGCCGTTTTCTAGCTGAGTGGGTAGAGAAGTTTAGTTGATCACTCCAATCCCTCGTGCTTCCCAAGATATTTCGGTTTGTAGGAGGGAGTTATTTTCGCCGTCATACAGACACCATTCTGCCCCTTGAAGAACTGAATCTCATAGTTTGAACAAAGCCCGTGTTCAATATTTCGCCTGATCAAAGGAGCGGCAAACTCTGGCTCAAATACAGTCGCTTGCAGCATCGTCAGCGCATCCTCAATAGTCTCAACTTCATGGTTCATAATTTTGCAGATATGACATCGTAAATTGACTTATCGCAAGTCACTTCTGCAACCTCTGCCCAAAGACCAACTTTGGCTTTCTAAAGACCACCTTCTTTACCTCAATCTTTGGTTGGGGTATATCGTGATGAACCCTGCGAGTTGCGTTCCAAGCATGGAATTGGCTGGATGTCATAACATCCTTGCTGCATAGACAGCAACCTTGCCACAGAGATCGCCCGTTTTTATAACAAGTTTGGCAGATGTTCATAGATCATATAATATTGAAACTTACCAGTTCTGAACTACCCATTCAACAGATATGAAGCAGAAGCCCCAAAAATCTCGCGTCGTCCAACTAACGCGAGGACCAATCGAGACGTATGGCATCAAGTTTGATCATCAATTCGGCAATCAACTGGATGTCGAGTTGATCTTCCTCAAGTGTCCAACGGGTTCGTTATTCGGTTGGAAAGGCGATAAAAACCCACAAGGAAAGCCTGCGTGGATTCATTTCGTCAACGCGGTGAACCTCATCTGGAACTATCCAGGAAGTCGCACACCGTTCATGTGGCACCCTTGGGCGATCAAGATGGCAAAGGCTGCATTTGAAAACAAGCGTCTCGCGATCTCATCGGGTGGTTCTGGCGGCAAGACTGGTTTGTTCGCCGTTTACTGCCTCGTTTGGTGGTTGGCAAATCCATACAAGAACGTCGTTCTCGTTAACACCACAACCATCAAAGACTCGATGGGACGTATTTGGGGCCAGATCACTCGTTACTTCAACGGCATGGCAGGAGCGCCACCTGGAAAGCTGGTAGAATCCTCACACTGTATCAAGTCTATGGACTTGAATACCGGCGTTGTGATGGACGAGTACGGCATCCGTTTGTTTCCAGGTGAGCAAAGTAAAGCCGCTGAATCCTCACGCGCCATTCGAGGTCAGAAGCATGGCCCTGGCGGTAAGCTCATCGTTGTTCTTGACGAGTGCGCGGAACTTTCTCCATCCATCATCAATACGTTCGAGGAAAACTTGACCCAGAATCCGAATGTCCAGCTTATCGCGCTAGCCAACGCCAATTCGCCATTCGATACCTTTGGGCAGCTTTGTGAGCCTATTCCTGGAGGATGGGACAGCTACAACCCAGATTGGGACGAGTGGAAAGGGAAAGGCGCTCACGTCATCCGCATCAATAACGAAACTTCACCAAACATCATTGAGGGCAAGGTGATCTACCCGTTCTTGATGACTCGTGAGATGTTGGAAGAAAAGCGAGAAAAGCTAGGCCAGCATACGCGAGCTTACTGGCGAGGTGTTCTTGGTGCGTTCTTGCTTGATGGAGACGATGACAATATTTATTCGCCCGCTGAAATTATCAAGACGCCAAAGGATTGCGTGTGGCAGGGGATTCCAACGAAGGTGTGTGGCATCGACCTTTCCTATACCAGTGGTGGTGACAAAACGGTGATGACGATTGGCTCTATTGGCATCTGCACTGATGGTAAGAAGCGACTCAAGTTTGAGCGCCATATCCTTCTCAATGACGATGCCAGCAAACGCGACGTTGACCGCACTACGCAGCTTATTGACCAAATCAAAGACATCTGCAAGAAGGATGGAATCGACATCAAGGATGTGGCAATTGATGCGTCTGCCGGTGGTGGCAAAACCTTTGCTGATGCCATGTGGAGCAAGTGGGGCAACACTTTCTTGCGTGTGGACTTCGGTGGCAAGGCTTCGGATCGTCCTGTGTCTGCTGCGGATCGTGAGAAATCAAGCGTGAGGTATGCTAACAGGGTCTCGGAACTTTGGGGGTGTGGCAAAGAACTGATTCGTTGCGATCAGCTACGCAACATCACAAAGGAGATGGCTGACGAGATGACGGTTCGTAAGTACAAAGACAACAAGGCGCTTGATGGAGGGTCAAGAATTAAGGTTGAGTCCAAAGTCGATATGAAGCGCAGAACAGGTAAGTCGCCGGACGTTTATGATAGCGCCTGCGTTCTAATTGAGCTTTGCCGTGAGAAACACGGCCTCTCAAGTATTGACAAGCCTGGAAATCACACACCCGGCAAACCAAACCAATTGCAGAAGAGATTCAAGCAGTTGGCTGGCTTGTGGGCTGCTTAGCCGAACGTCTGATGCAGCGAACTTTTTCGCCAAGGCTCAGCCGTCGCTGATCTTTTTGTTCGCTGAATGAATCCGCATCGCAGCGTCTTCGTGGTGTCGCGGTGAGATTTCCGCACCGATGAAGGCACGGCCTGTTCGTTTTGCTGCCACTCCTACTGTCCCGCTTCCGGCGAATGGGTCGCAGACAGTTTCCCCTGGCGCGGAGTAGAGCCGGATGGCCTTTTCCGCCAGCGAGGACGGGAATGGGCATGGGTGATTCACTCGCTCCGGTTGGATGCACCACAGTCCGATTGTCTCTTTTGCCCACCGCTCCACAGTCCAGTCAGGCTTTGCCTTTGGTTGTCCGGGTTTCAGGAATACCAGCACCGGCTCATACGGGTTTCGGATGCTTGGCGTGTGCGGGTGGTTCATCGCGTAGCCGCCAGCGTGCGCGTTCTCCGCTGTCGTCCCCTTGGCCCACATGATTTCATCCCTGAACTCCCATCCAGCCGCCGTGATTGCTTCGCGGTATTTGTCGGGGCGGTATTTCTTTGGACGCTTCCCCCACCACAGCGGGACGTTCCATAGCGCATACGCTCCAGCGCGGCATTCGTCCCACGTCAGCGCGGCCACGTCACGAATCATGCTCCAGTATTCATCCTCCGGCACATCGTCCAGATACCCGTCATAGGGCTTCTTTGCGTTGTAGGGAGGCGAGGTTAGCACCATGTCCCAAGGGCCAGTTCCACGCAGCACTTCACGACAATCGCCAAGAATCAGCGAACAATCGGATGCAGAGAACCGCGCCATCGCGTCTGTTTCGATTTCGAGAGTTTTCATAGGCGCGGATCTCTGATCCGAAGCGTTCTGTGAAGTCCATGCGTCACAATCGGCGACAAGTTGATCTATCTCTGGACCCGTTGGCCAGTCAGACGGTGAGGCATCGGGCGCAACGTCAATCATGGCGCGGGCGCTAGTCACAAGCAGGGAAGCAGCCGTCAATCGACGCTCCAGCCTTTTTGCTAGCCTCTCCAGCATGATTGCCCGTTCAGCATCATAGTATTCCAGCACCTCGTCAGTCAGCGGCGTATCGCTCACATAACCAGCGGCAGGACTCAACCGCTTTTGAGTATTATCTATGTTCATTGGTGTCATTGGTCATTCTCATGGTGGATGGTTAGAAAATCCGTTTCATATTAATATCCAAAAGCCTCAAGCGTGTGCCTGAATGGATTGCCTCGATCAATTCTGTTTTGTTGTTCATTTTTTTAATCAAAATCCGTTCACCTTTGGCATCAACACAACCTCTATCGCTTCTTCTCCAATAAGCTGATCAAGAGTTACTTTATACATCCTTGCTATTTTTAATGCGGCATCCACAGTCAGTTCAAAGCAGTCTTTTTCTAGCTGAGAGCACCAACTGGAAGCACGTCCCATGTGCTCATTCACTGCCTGCTGACTCAAGCAGTTGATCTCTCGGAGGATGCGATAGCGTTGACCTTGCGTGGTTTTTACTTGTATTGGTTTCATATATGGTCATCAATCTTATCACGTTATTTAACGCGATGCAAATTATTTCGTTTTCACTACTTCAACTTTAACGAATGGAAGCATTAGGACACTAATAGTCTTATTCTTCCCAAGTGCGAACGAGTGCGTCACCGCCTTGAATACAGACTTCTTGAGCATCATGACGCCGTGATAGCGAAAGATTGAACCGTTGGTGAGTCGATAGTAGCGGATCATCATATTTTGCTTCCACCAAAAATGGCTTCAATGGTTTGCTTGGTTAGGATCATAACAGGATTGGCTTCAGTATCAGTTGGGAATCCTCTCTCAGGCACAACCCCTCCCACCTCCCCATGCACAAGGCAATGGTTAGGTATGGGAGGGCAACCCGGCAGTCTTGTTTTGATTCGCACCGCCAACTCTGATGATTACTCATTTTGAGCTAGACCCCCACGAAATCCCCCGTTTTGGCGCTACGGGGAGCACATGACGTTCTCACGGCCTGCATGTCGAGCGTTTCATTCCTCTCGGTTTGAGTAGCCTCTTTTGCTGAGTAGGCTAAAAATCAGAACATGAAAAAGCCCGAATACCGGGGTGCAGGCGGTAATTCGGGCTTTTGCTTCGGATTACCGTGGATTGCTCCAGTTGCACCCGAAGCCAGCTTTTTCAAGCTGTGATAACCATAATCTCACTTGCGCCATTCCGTCAAGCGGATATGGTAAAAAATATGCAAGACGTTTATCTTTATCGAAAAGACCGCCGCTGGCAGAAATTCTCCAAAATTGATGAGATTATTCTGACTGGAGTGCAAGCAGTTTACCAAGGTGTTACTGGTTCAAATTCATCGGATCAACTGACAATCGCCAGCAACAGGTTGTTTAACGGAGATGCGGTTTATTTCCAAGCGATCACTGGCGGTTCCGCTTTGGCAGTCAACGTCACCTATTACGTCATCAACAAGAGTGGAAACTTCTTCCAACTTGCATCCACAGTAGGAGGCTCTGCGCTGAACCTTGGATCGGATATAACAGCGGGCACTCTTGTTCAAACGCAGCCAGAAATGAATATCTGGTCTAGCGAGTATCGTGATCTGTTTGATGTCGATACAGCTCTTTATTCGGCACCTGGAAGTTTGACAGTTACTCAGCCTGCGCCATTCTCAGGACAAGTTCTGACAATAAATTCGGTTAATTCTGAAAAATTACAATTCAAAGCCACCTTAATTCCCACTGAGCCACTTACTCAGCAGACTGTAAGTGGAACTTATAGTCAGAGTAGTAGTTCTAGAAGTTACGGCACGAACGTAAGCGTTGTTCCAACTGGTGTCACCTCAACCACTAGCGATGAAGTGTCGCACGCCAATCTTCGCCAATCTGTTCTTAAAAAGACTCATTGGAGATTCCGTCAGGCTAATAGCGCCACACCAACATATTTGTATGCCA